TTCCTATCAGGATGCTTTCTAAGCGATTACGATTTAACCCCACAACTACGATATAAACAACTAATAAAAGGACAAAGTAATGAAAAAAGTAGTGCGTTAGCTTATGTAGGACACAATGCGAATGGAGATAGAGAAAAAGATGACTTTTACCCAACACCAGAAAATGCAACCCAATCATTATTAGATAAGCAAAAATTTGAAGGTGATATTTGGGAGTGTGCTTGTGGTAATGGTGCTATGTCTAAAGTTATGATTAAAAATGGTTATGATGTTTATAGTTCAGATTTAATTAATAGAGATTATGGAGAAATAGGAATTGATTTTTTAGAATCTGATAAACAAGTGGATAATATTGTAACCAATCCACCTTTTAAATTAGCAACAGAATTTACATTAAAGGGATTTGAGTTGGCTAGAAAAAAAGTTGTCATGCTTTCTAAAATTTCTTATTTAGAAGGTGTTAAAAGAAGGGAACTAATATTTAATAAAGATAAACTAGAAAGAGTTTTAATATTTACTAGGAGAGTTCCATTTAAAAAAGAATCAACTCAAAAATTAGCAGGTGGTTTAATGGCATTTGGTTGGTTTATTTATGATGTTAATTATAACGGTAAACCTCAAATAGATTGGATATAAAAATGATAAAAGTTAAATTAGATCCGTTTGAAGTGCAATTAGCCTTTGAGAACTCAACTAAAAGGTACATAGAAAACTTGAAGCAAGGTAAAGGGTTTTCTTATGGCTACACAGGTGGCTTTGAAAGACAAATAACAGATGGAGTTATTGGAAGCTTAGGAGAAGTAGCTTTTGCAAAGGCAACTAATACTTATTTCAATAGCTCTTATTCTGATTCTTTTTCAAGATATACAGATACCGATTTTCAGAATCATATAGAGATTAGATCACAAAAAAAGAAAGATCCTAATTTTTTATTGATTAGACCTAATGAGAAAAAAGCAAGATATGTTTTAGTTGTCCATGATGGCGATTTTGAGTTTAATATTATGGGTTGGTTCTCTTATAAAGATGATGGGGAGGAGATGTCTAAAAGGTTAACTGATTTTGGTTACTCAAATAGACCACCTGCTTATAGAGTTAATATTAATGAACTAAATAAAATGGAAGATTTATAATGAATGATAAAATAAATTTTAAATTATTTAAACCTTTTGGTTCAACCCTTGCTAAATCTGTATTACCTTTAGATTTAATCAAAGAATTTCAAGAGGATTTAAAACAGATAAGAGAAGATAAAGACAAGATTATAACCCATGATTGGGGGAATCAATTAATTGGTCAAGTACATGGCGAATATTTAATAACACCTGAGTTAATGCTTAAATGGAAAGGATTATTTTTTGATCCTATTATCTCTGGTTATACTAGTAGCCATTATAAAGATAATAAAATAGAAAGCATAAAGATTACTTCAGCTTGGTATGTAGTTCAAAAACCAGGAGATTATAACCCTTGTCATACTCATGTAACTTATACCAATCAAGGTAAAGGAGCTGATCTAAGTTGTGTTGGTTACTTAAAAATACCTGATGCCATGAAACCAAATAAAAACTCTAAAGAACATGACGACACTTCAGGGAACGTAGAATTTTTAGAAGGTTCGGAGAATATGTTTTTTGATGCAAATTATAAAGCCTTGCCAGAGGTTAGAGATTGGTATTTGTTTCCTTCAAATTTAAGACATACCGTTTATAAATTTGATTCGGATAATAAAGATGATGAAAGAATATCATTTAGCTTTAATGCGATAATAATATTTAAAGCTTAGAGGTGTATCAATATGTATTATTTATTGACAATGTTTGTTTTAACTAATAGAAAGGACTAAATGCTAAAAGCAATAGGGAAAGAGTGGACAAAAAAGAAGATGGGGGTTGTTTTACTGCCGATCATATGAGTCCAAGTCAACTGAATAAAAGCTTAGACTTGTGGTTCAATGATTATGTTGTCTTAACATCTCAACAAAGAAAATCATTACCAGGTAATTTAAATATGGATATTGGCGGAATTGTTGGTCAATCTGTCCAGGATATGATTGTTTATAATTTAACACTTGAAGAAGTAATGAAAGGAAAAAAATAATGTCAGATCAGATAATGATGGAACTTGCAAAAATGCAAACCAAGATAAGAGCCTATGAACAAGATAATAAAAAATATGCAGAACAGTTAAGAAATAGAGATGATGAAATAATTGAACTAAGAACTAAAATTAATTCATTAGAGTTGACCGATAAAAAGATAGCTCAAAATAAAAGTTATTTAGAGTTAAAAGTAAATAAAGATAAAGAACAAATAATAGAAAATCAAAACTAAAGGAAGGAAATACAAATGACAATAAAACAAAAAGTAGTTCAGGAAGAAAGTCCGACAAGTAAAAATACTGAAGAAAAATTCAAAGGTTCTTTTAGGGAAAAAAGGTTACAATGTATAGCTTCACTAGATTCTAATGTTGAAAAATTAGACTTTAAAGGAAAGAGTTATTTAACAGTAGCTAAAAGACATAATCACTTATTAAAATTTTTTCCAGAATCTAAGATAGATGAGCAGATTATTTTTCAAGATGATAAAAAAGTTATAGCTAAGACTACATTATATATTGGAGATACTCCTTATAGTGTTGGTCATGCAGAAGAAATAAGAGATGCTAACTTTATTAATAAAACAAGTGCTTTAGAGAATGCTGCCACTTCAAGTTTAGGAAGGTGTTTAGCTTCATTTGGATTACATGGTACAGAATTTGCTAGTGCAGATGAATTAGTTAATGCTGTAATTAATCAAGGAGCAACTACAAAAAATTCAATTAAGGATAAGATAAAACAACAGACAACTGAAACTAAGTTGACTAAGTTATATTCTGATTGGAAGAACGAAACTGAATCAGTTCAAAAAGAATTTGATTCTCAACAACAAACAATAAAAACTAATGGAGGACAAAACAATGCCAATAAGCAACAATGGTAACAGTAAGCAAAAAGATTGGGTATTATTTCCATATAATGGAGCTGATGAAAGAGCAATTAAACTTGACTTCTCAGGAAACATTATTTTAGATAATGGTCATAAAGGAACAATCTTGGGTGTTAAAGCTCAATCAAAAAATGGTAACACTAAGTTTGTTAAAGTGTTTGCACAAATAGGAGTTCTCTTTAAAGGGGATGACAAGTTTACTGGAGAAATGAATTATCCAGATGCTGGTGGAGAGAAAGGTTTGATTGGTTGGACTAATGATGAAGGTAATATTTTATCTGGTTATAAGAATGATCCTAGACCTAAACAAACTCAACAAACAACAACACCTATTGCAAGACCTCAAACAGAGGTTAAGGTAGAAAGTAAAGAAATTCCATTTTAATTAATGGAGTTTATTTTTTATTTATGTTTTTTGTAGATGGAACTATTGAAAAAGTATCAGTACCTTTTGGTAGTTCATCTATAAATTGCTTTAATAGATTAGAAAAAGTTGTAACAATAGATTATTTACCAATAGGTGTTAGATATAAAGATAAACAAGTAGCAGCGTATTGGTGCAAAGACAAGGAAGGAAATTATGCCAGATAATGTAAAGTTTATAAATGATATGGAAAAGTTACTACATGAAAAAGAAGGGGATTACGGACAGTTTGACCATACGTCTTATGTAATGGTTGGAATGATGGAGAAGTATTTATCAATTCACAATAACAAAACAATTAAAGTTCCATTAAAATTCTTTGGTTTATTTATGATCTTTCTTAAATGTTGGAGAGTAATGCAATCAAGTAATTATAAAAAGGATAGCTTTGATGACATCAACGGATATACAGAACTTTTAAGGAGGTTAGTAGTAAATGAAAATAAAACAAAGAGGACTTAGACCAATGACTCCAAAAATGTTGAAGCTATTGCAATTTATTAGAAACTATAGTACAAAATATGGATATATGCCAACTTTTTTAGAAATGGCTGCAGAGATGGAATATAAAAGTAAAAATTCGGTTAGTGTTCTGATTGATAAGCTTGAAGAACGCAACGAATTAAAAAGAGATTATGCTGGTTATAGCAGAAATGTTGTCTTAAATGTTTAAAGTTTTAAAGACATCTATCGTAGAATTTTCAGCTGATGTAGAAGAATTTTTTGATGGTGAAACAATTGAAGAAGCGACCAAAAAAGCACACTATCAATCAATGCCTGGTGAACTTGCTAAAATTAATATTACCGACTGCAAGGTTATCAAGGAAGCTATAAAAATAGTTGGTAAGGAGCAACATGGATCCAAAAAAAGTAGTGGAACTGAAAGCACAGCAACAGGAGGAGAGCAGAAAAATGTTTAAATTTCAAGCTCTAGTCCAAAAGAAGAAAAACTTAATTGCTGACATAAGTTCTAAAATTTTTGAAGAAGAAATGAAAAGACCATTTAGAATAAGTTCTTAAGGGTTTTTTTGTTTTAAACTGAAAGTTGTATAAGCTTATTGGGTATTTTATACTCAAAATAAAAGGAAGGAAAACAAATGATACAAGAAAAAGAAAATCCGTTTAAGAAAGATATGGAGTTCTATAGAGGAATAGGAATCAAAATCAAAGAAGCTAGACATACTAATATCAATCAATTTACTGGAAAGTATTTTTTGATAACCCAAACAAAAGTTGCAAAGGCATTAGGAACTACCTTTCAACAAATTCAAAAATATGAAAAAGCACATAATCGTATTCCTTTAATTTCATTAATTAAGATAGGAAATTACCTAAAGAAACCTTTAAGTTATTTTGGGGTAGAGTCTTACAGAGAGGATAAAGAATAATGTTTGTACCAGTAAAAGATAAGCTAGATAAATTAGTTGCCTTAACACCTGCTGACCAAGAAAAATTAAGTTATTATAAAAGTATAGTTCCTTTAATGATTTCTAATTGTCATAAGGCTCACCAAACTATTCCTGGTTATGATAAGTGTAAACCAGAGGTAGAAGCTTTTAAATGGTTTGATGGTATTAATATTCCTATTCATGGTTACATAGATTTAAAAGGAGATAATCTTATTATTGAAGATAAATGTAAAATGCCTAGAAGGGGAATTGTCAAAAAAGATGGTACTAGATCTTGGTTTCCTGGAAAGCTACCAGTTGATAAACCTTCTCCATATAACTTATTACAAGTTGATTTCTATTGGTCTGTATTTCAAGTACCAGTTTATCTTTGTTATGTTAATGAGGTAGAATTTAAAGTCTTTCATGCTGGAAATTGTGATGAACTAAAGCCTGAGAATATTAAAAAAAGAATACCTACAATTATTCAAAGAGCTAAGGTTAGACAAAACATAATGAAGATTAGTAATGATCCTAATGTTCTTAAAGATTATATTCAACCAGACTTTACACATATGTTTTGGAATAATGATGCTGATGAAAATTATCTTAAAAATGCTAAGAGGTTTTGGGGATATTAATTGACCTTTAGATATAAAAATAAAACAGGAAAATCTACACCAAATGATAATGTAATGACTAAAGTATCATCAGCAAAATTTATTGTAGATTACTTTAAGCCAAAAGGAAAAATATTAGAACCATGTTTAGGAACTGGTATTTTTTATAATTTATTTAAAGGAGATAAAGATTGGTGCGAAATAAAAGAGGATAAAGATTTTCTACAATATGATAAAAATGTAGATTGGATTATAACAAACCCACCATTTAGTATATTTGATGATTTTTTAATTAAGTCTTTTGAGGTTGCAGATAACATTGTTTTCTTTTGTCCTTTAGTAAAAGTATTTAAAGGTAAAAAATTAGATAAAAAGATTCAAGAATATGGAGATATTAAAGAAATAGTTCATATGGGTACTGGTGGACAGCATGGATTCCCATTTGGTTTTTCAGTTGGTTGTATTTATTACAAAAGAAATTATAAAGGCTCTATAAAATATACAAGAAAATATTAATTACCAATCAAATTTTGATTTAGGTGTTTCATCATCTTTCTTCATACATAGATAGTGAGCTTTAGTGTGATTAGCAAAAGCTACAAAAGAATCAGTAGAAATCATATCTTTATAACAGTATCTACACTTACCCACATCAGATATTTTATCTGATCTTACCCAAGTTTTTTTAGCCATAGAAATTCTTATTCCCCACCATCATCCCAGTTGACAAGCAACCACACCATATAACAATTTATTATTTTTTATTTTTTTTCTTCTTAGCTTTCTTAGCAGCTTCCTTACCTTTTTTAGTGTAAGGGTATTTTTTTCCGTTTACCATTGGCATATTATTTTCTCCTGTTATGTTTGTTTTTATTTTTTCCCATATACCAATTACCAGGTTCATAGTTCCATCTTTTACCATGATGACCTCTTAGATCGGCATATAGCATTCTAGCTTTCACTATGAATTTTAATATACTTCTTACCACTTTTTACAACTCCAAAATCTAGCGGTTAATTTACTAGTAGCGGTAGCACATTTATGTCTAGCTCTAAATGATTTTCTTCTCTTAGGATCAGATTTTCCAATAGTCATATTAGCATCACCAAATCTAATAAGTTTTACTTTATTTCCAGACTTAGCTAATACTGCAAATTTTTTAGTTTTAGTTCTAGCATTCTTAGGCTTGTTATATCCAGAAAATTTCTCACCTCTATAATCTATTGCCATGTCTTATAACCTTCTTTATCTTTAACTAATGCTTGTCCTCTACCATTAGGAACATAAGAAACATGAATCCATCCACCATTTTCTTCAGTATAATATTCTAATATTGCTTGATCCATTGGTAGGTTCTCTACTAATATGTTTAAATACTTTCTTATTATCTACACCAGGAATAATAAAATCTGCTGCACAACCAGACAATGTTGTGATGTAATTTTAGATCCCACTAAAGATGATAGTTCTTTAGACCTAAATCCAGAACTTACTACCAAAGGTAATTCAAAGTCATCTCTTAAAGGTTGTAGGATATTAATACATAACCTTTTAAGGTTTTCTATTTCTTCTTTATTAGGAGTATTATCTATGCCATTTCTTAAAGCTGTTTGGGATATAGTTAATTCCTCTAATGTAAAGTTAGTGCTTAATTTCATTTTCTGTTACTCCTGCAAAATATTTATAATCATATTTGACCACTCTGCAATCATCTTTTTCTTAAATTTACTTTTCTTAGCAAAGAAATCAGCATTATCTTTAGTGTCAAAGATTACATTAGTGTATGCTCTGTAAAAATCGTCTGAAACTTTATGGAGTACACACCACATTAAGGATAAGATAGTATTTCTTTTGCTTCTTCCTTTAATTCTTTTATTTTTGTATTAGCTTCCTCTAAATCAGTAGTAGCATTTTCTAATTTTTGCAGACACCTTTTATTTGCAGAGTCTTTAGACTTACCTGCGTCTTGAAGTTCGGCAATATCTTGCTTTAAGATTCTTACCTGTTCCTTATATTCATTAAGTATCTCTGTATTATCTGACATCTATTTTTTTTTAAAAATATCTAATCCTGGTTTTAATCCATATATGCTGGAGAATATTCCGACAGTTAGCCAAACATACCAATCAGGTAGGTTGTTAAAATATTCAAAGAATAAATCTAATTTTTCTTTAGCATTTGGAGTACCAGAGAATACAGAATAAGAAATAACAATAATAGGTAGTATAACAATGAATAAAACAATTTCATCTTTAATTCCTTGATTTTGATTATCCATGACTTTACCTTGATAAGTAATTTCACCTTTTGCCATTTTTTCTGCATGATTTCTTTCTGCTAAAGCAACTAAGCTTTTTGTTTCTTGTTTTCTTTTATAGACATCTGCACCTGTTTTAAATGCCATTCCCAATAAGTTTAACCACATAATATTTTTTACTTTTTATAACCTAATCCTGTATCTCTATTATTATATAATTTTTGCCAAGACCAAGAACTTAATTTACTAGAATAATGATAAATAAACAACACTATATGTTTCATATTTTATAAGCTTTCTTATCTTTATTGATACCCTTTTTGATTATATAATCTTGAGTACCATTAGCACCTGTCTCAACTTCTTTTTTTAAGTTTCTAAAAAGATTCATTTCTTTATATTGCTTTTCAAGTTTCTTTTGAAAGTAAAGTAATGTCTTATTATCTCTCATTAGACTTGTTCTACTTCTTTACATATAAATTTTGTTGCTACTTTGTTATTATTAATAAAGCTATCTTCTTGTGCAACTATTAATTCCCTAGATATTTCAAATGCAGCAATAGTACATTCTTTCCATGAATTATATTCATGCTTTATTTCTACTGGCTCTAAGCATTGATCGTTTATAAAGGAACATAAAAATATTACTAATATAAATTTCATGGGTAATGACTTACAAGTAATGTAAATAAAATTAATGCAATAATTAAACAACCAGTAAAATAATAGTTCATATTTAACTCCATAATTTATTTTTTCTTTTTACATCTACATCTAGGTGCAAATAGATTACCAATATATGCAAAAGCATTATCTATTTTGCTAAAAAACTTTAATAAAAATTTATCAATCATAATGAAACATCTTTAATTTAATGTTAAGCCTTTTTTGTTCTTTTGTTGGACTTCTTGAAATTCTGTAAGAACCTTTAGGCTTATTTTTTAAACTTTTGCCTTTTTTGTTTTTTCTAAATGTAGCACACTTTACATCTATCAAGTTTATTTTACCATTCTTATCTACGATTACAAGATCAAATGGACAACTTGGATCAACTGATTTAGCTACCCAATAGCCTTGTCTAGTATAATCTGCGATTGTTTGGTATTCCCCTACTGTTCCTTTAATGGATGTTTTCTTTTGTCTTTCAGAGATTATTTGTTTATCTGATTTCAAAATAGCTATTTAAAATAATTATAGCCGCTTGTTATTATTCCTGCTAAAGCTACTAAAATCCATATAGCACCTTTACCTTTATTAATGTCTGCTCTAAGTGAAGCTGTTTCACTTCTTAGTTCTCTTATCTCTTTTACTAAAAAATCTATTTTTACTTCTGTAGCAGATTTTCTAGGCATAATATTATCTCTCACCATCTTGAGTTTGATCAAGATATAACATTCCGTTTAATTTTCCTAAAATATAAGCTGCTTCAGCAGTTTTTGAATTTAGTTTTTTTAACTTCATTAAATCTGCTAAGTTTTCTGGATTTAAGATTGCATTTTTCATAATATGATTTGATGTTTTATGATAAATTCTTTTACCTGCTGTCAATAATCTTCCAGCTTGACTAAATTGACCTACTTTAACTCTAATAAAATCGGTAATAATATTTCCATAAACACCTTCTTCTGCTAGTTTTGCAGGAGCTTTTCTAGCTGTAATTTGTAAACTATCATTTAATAATCTTAAATTTTTCATATATGCTTCTCCAAATATTTCTTTTAAAGCAAATTGATAACCTTTTTCACCACCTTCACCATAAAGATAACTTTTAAATCTTGCTGGACTTAAAACATCTAATCCTATAGTTCCATGTTTAACTGTAACTTTATCATTTAAATCTTTTAAAACATTATTTTGAAAAGCTTGAAATATTTCAGGATCTTTAGATAATATTTTTTTTAATTCTTTTATTTGACCAATATTATTAGGTTTATATACTTTTTCTAGTAGTTCACCTGATGAAGCATTTTGCAACTTACCTTCAAAAGATTTACTTAATTTTTTTATTATATCTTCTCTTGTTTTTTCAATATTGTTTATAGTTTTTTGGAATCCACCTATTTTAATTATTTCATTATATTCTTTTGGATTAAAAAATATTTTTAATTTATCTTCATAATTTTTAATAAATTGATTATGTTTTGCAATATTGACTTTATCATTAACTATAACTTGTGATTTATATAAGTCATTAATAGAACCCTTATAAGATAACATGGCATCTGGATAATCTTTAATTACATCATGTATATCGTCAGCAACTCTTGAACTATTTAATCCTTTTTTAAAAGTTAAATCAAATACAGCTTCATCATTATAAACTAATGTTCCTCCTCTTTTTTGCATTATATCAGCCACTATTGTATTATCCAATCTTTGTTTTCCTTTAGCATAAATGTCATTATAAGTATCAAATGCAGTTACAAATTTTGGTGGTGCATCTCTTACAATTTGTTTATTAATTTGACCAACTATATATTTATATGCACCAGTATCTATATCTTCTGTTGTTAATCCTTTTTCACCTTTTCTTATTTGTCTTTTTAAATAAGACATTGTGTTTCTTAATGTAGAAATATTAAGTGTTGCACTTCCATCTAAAATTTCATCACCTCTTAAATATTTTCCAATTGAAGGATCTGCTAATTTAAAAATAGTATCTAGTTGCTTATCATCTATTTCTTTAATCGCCTTACCAAGAATATCAGATTTAATTTTAACACCACCTGATGCTTCATCTAATTTAACTAATGCTTTGTCAGCATTATCTTTCCATATTCTTCTTGTGTCATCTATTGCACTTCTAACATTGACACCTGTAGCAACTTTAGTTCCATTGGGTAATTCATTTATAGTTTGATTTAATAAATTTTCTGTAGCTTCTTGCTCTTTTATTAATGATTTTATTTGAGGTTCATTTCTTTTTGTAATAACTCCTTTAATTAAATTATCAACATCATATTGATTTTGATTTTTTAATAATCCTTTAGGATCAAACTCTGATCTTAATAAAGAAAAATAATCATTTAAAGCATTCATTTCTTTTGTAGTTGCTTCTGTCATTTCACCTACAAAACCTAGTCTTGGAGAAGTTTCCATTTTTTGTTGAACTGCCATTAAATCAGGATCGTTTAATGCTTGTGAAGTTTTAAATTTTAATCTTGAGTTTAATCCTGCTTCTTCTAATTTATCATTTAGTTGTCTTGAAAGATCCTCTGCACCATTTTTACTTCCAACATAATCAACAAGATCATCAGGTGCTATTCTTCCTTTAATAATATTATTAATTCCTTTAATACTTTTTGCAATACCTAAACCACCAAAACCAAATGCTGCTGAAGTACCAGCTGTTTTAAGAGCTTCACCAGCTAATTGCATTTCAGTTACTTTAGATCCATCTGGATTATATTTATTAATATCATAAGCTAATTGACCAAGTTTTAATCTTGCATATTCTCCTGCACCTGCCATGACAGCACCTGCACCAATTGCTTTTGAAGCACCAGCAGTAAAAATTGTAGTTATAAGATCAGGTAAAATAACCATAGCATCACCACTCATATCAGCAAAATCTCCCCAATCTTGACCAGGCTTATCTACTAACGCATATTTTTTTGTTTTAGGATTGTAATATTCAAGTTCTCCAGTATTTGAACCTATACGAACATCTATATCTTGTTTATATAATTTAGATAAACTACTTTTTATTGCTAAAGCTTTTTGATCTGGATTTATTCCTAATGATTGACCAAATCTTGCTCTATAATAAGCAGGATTGTTAATGGAAACACCATCCCTTTCAGCTATCATTCCTACAGTTGGTCTAAAATTTAAAAGTTCTTTACCCCCTTCAGGTAAAAACATTTCATCATCTGGTGATATTATTCCTTGATTTTCAACTATTTTATCTGCTAAATTTGGAAAAGCATTTAAATAAAAATCTTCCTTACTAACTGATTCTTTATAATATTTATTATAAATTGTATCTGCTAATTTTATATCAGGAACATTTTCGTAATAAGGATTTTCTTTTTTAATCTCAGCTATACTTTTTGGCATATTACAAACCTAAATTTAATGGATCAGTTCTAGCAGCTTCTTCTTTTTTCTTTTTAGTAGATTCAGATGAAGAAATTTCTAAATCTAAACCAGTTAATAATTTATATTCATAAGCAGCTTTTTCATTTCTTAAACCAATAGCTGCCTTCATAACTGCAATAGTTTTTTGTGGATTTGCTCCAATACCTAATTCTTTCATCTTCATAGCTATATCTTTATCTGTAAATCTTCCACCTTTTTCATCAATATTAGCCATTAAATATGCTAAATTAATTGCTTGTGAAGAAACTTTTTCGTAATTTATAGCTTCTTTTGATAAATTAAAATTTTCCTTCATGTATTTTTCAATTGCACCACTACCAGTATCATCAAAATTTTTAGCAAAGCCAAAAGATTGAGCGGCTTGATTTAACTGTGATCCAATACTGTCTAAAGCCGAAATTACACCACCTACTGTACTAACTTTTGATTCTTCTAAATTAGCTATCATTTTATCACTAGCATTATTCATGGCAAAAGTTGTAACTTTTAAATCATTAGCTCTTTGTAATTCCTTATCATTACCAGAAGCTCTACCATCTCCATAAGATTTTTTAATACTTACTCCACCACCTGGATTTGTAACCATTTCTTCTGTTGGTAAGGCAGGAGTTAATCCTCTAGCTCTTATTGCTTGGTCACTTGCAAAAACAACTCCACCTTTTGAGCCATCATTATTTACTTTATTTGGATCGTAAGCTTGTTTTAATGCACCAACTTTAGGAGTCATCATTTCTTGTAATTGTGCTGTTTGAGTTACAGCAGGAAGTAATGCAGAAAAAGGATCTTTACCTTGCATACCTTGACCAAATATAGCCGAACCTAATAAAGCTGATTGAGGTATATTATTTAATAAACCACCTTCTTGATTATTCATTTTTTGAAAATCTATTAATCCACCTGCACCAGATTGACCACCTTGACCAAATAAACCTTGAGTTCCTTGACCACCATCAACACCTGCTGTTCCTGTCATATATTTTCTGTATAAATCTAAAAATGCCATTATATTAATCCTCTTGTTGTTAAATAATCTTTATAAGGGTTGTCTGCCATATTTGTACTACTGTATGAGCCATAGGGTGCTTGTGAGTAGCCGAATTGTTGACTTGGAGCTGTTATACCCAATATATTATTTATGTTACTCTTAGCATTATTATAGCTTGTTTCAAGACCAGATGAAAGAGAAGATGTTGGTTGATTAGCAAAATATTGATTGACCATAGAATCTTGTGGAGTTTGTCCAGATATTGCATAAGGAGCATAAGGTGTTAATTGATTCATAGCATCTCTTTCACTACCTCCTTGATCTGTTTGATTCATCTGTGGTGCATATGTATCTTGATATTCTTGTTGAGAATATTCTCCAGCTTTTGCTCTAGCTAAATCTTGTTCCAATTGTGTTACATTAGCGTCTGGTGAGAATGGATCAAATGTAGGTGATTGATATGCTTTTTCTAATTTGTTTTGTAAATCAAATGCTATAGCTTTATTTTGTAAAGACTTACTAGCACCACCAATTTTTTCTAATAAACCTCCACCTAAATTAAAAGCAATTCCAAGTGGACTATATTGTTTATATAAATCAAAAGCTTTTTCTAATAAATTAGGTTGATTAAGAGCTGCATTATCTTGTACTTGTTGAGCTTCTCTATATTGATCTACTGTAATTCTTCCTTCTTGATATGCTTGTTCAGGACTTACTCCAAAAGGTTGAGAACTTGTTGGTGTATATCCTGGTTCAACACCAGATGATATTCTTTGTATTCTATCTACATATCCACCATCATTATTAGTAGGTGTAGATACTGTAGGAGCTGAAGGTTGAGATGCTACAAATCCATAATCTGAACCTGTATAGTCATTACTATCTCCTCACCACCACCACCAAAACCATCATTACCACCTGTACCAGCACTTTCTGATCCAAAACCACCACCATCAAAACTTAAAAGACCAGAAGCACCTTTATTAGGTTTTCCATCTTTTAATGAACCATGTAAATTAGCATCAAGAAGTAAACTTTTTTCAGCATCAGTAATGTAAGATAATTCTGTTTTTGGACTTGTAGGAGAGGATTGCCAATATCTAGGAGCATTATTAACTTCTTCAGTTTCGCCAAGATAGTTTCTTACACCACCTTGCATAACGAAGTCTTTACCTAGTAACATTTAAAACTCCTTATAAAATTATGAAATAATAAATAAACCAAACAAA